AGTTTCATGACGCCATCAACGGTATTTTCGGCGGTGTAACCTGTACCTTTTTGCTTTTTGTAAGCAGCTTGAGCGGCATCCCATGCAGCGCGGTATTGAGGGTCAGAGGCATAAAGCTGGGTGTTCGCCATTGGCACACCCTTTTCATTCACCTGCACCAATGATCCGGTTGAAGTGGGGCTGATGCCTAAATAATAACTAAGAAGATTGGTCGCACCAGACCCTAACTGGCGATAAGGGGATGTATCAGATCGTGTTCTTGCGTCATATCCCTTTACAGTGTCAATGCCTTGCTGTGCCGCAGCCTGCATTGCATCTGCGCCATCTCCTGCTGCATCTGCGCTTAGCAGGCCTCCAGCAATACCACCTAATCCAAATCCCATAATATGCTCCTAAACTGGTGTTCCATTTGCATCATGCCAAATGTTTGGATTAATAGAATCAAGCCAAACTGGCTGTTTTAAATCGGTGTCGTAGTACATCCGGCCTATAAATAAATCTTCCGTTGGTCGTTTATCCGTTGGCCCGGAGTTCTGAATGGAAAACAACAGAACGTAAGCCTTGCTAAACCACTTGGCAAAGGCAGTAGACACCGTCCCATCGTTATTAGGAGGGGGGCCGATCATGCTCATTTGCCGGACTCCATCTCAAGATATGCCCCTGTTAATACAAACTTGACGGGATCGGTCATGCGAAGCTTGAAAACGGTGTCAAAGGCCATCCCGACTCGCGTCCAGATAACCCGTGTTCTGTACTGACCAACTGCCCCTAATGGCTTCCAACGCTCAAGGCTCCATGTATGCCCGTTATCAGTGCTGGTTCTTAGCATGATTTGCGGGTCGCTACCTTGTCCAAACTGAAGACCTACGCCTGTCTCCATGTCTACTTGAAATTGCCCGATAAACACGCGCTTCATGTCGGAAAAGATATGTTTTCCTGTAATCTCTCGCGCTATCTCTTCGCCGTTGTCGGTGTACACATCGCCTTTTAGCTTGTATAGGTTGCCGTTTTCGAAGTCGCTAACAATCACGTCATTAAGATAGTTAGTCTGAAGCTGGGCGCGATGGCGTGTGATGCCTTTGGATTGAAGCTGTGTCCATGCGCTGGTAGAGCCGTCATATAGCCATGTAATGCCAGGTGTCGGGAATGTAATTTGATAGAATGGATGACCGTCTAGCATGTAGGAAAAGCCTACAGCGTTCTCAATGTCGTCATAGCCGTTGAAGATATTGTCCATGGCCTGATCGCTAGCCTCAGACATAGACAAGCCTTGCATCATGACAACCTTACAATCACCCATCCGTTAGCGAGACAGGAAGATAATTCCATCGTTAAACTTGGCAACTGATGCGCGAGCAGCCAGCCCCCACTCTTTTGCAGATCCATCTATTAGCGCGAAAGAAAACTCTTCCCCGCCAGAAACTCCCCAAAGTTCGGTGCTGAATTTTCCTAGCAGGTATAACGTACCGTTAGAGACAAACACGCGCACCAGATTGTCTGGATTAGACTCAGCATTGGCGTAGTCCAGAGCGTCCCATGTCAGGCCGTTATAAATGCCGGAGCTGTAGAATCTTCCAGAGTCTTCAATGGAGATAACGAACTTGCCACCGATAAAATCCACTGTTGTAGGCGATGACGGGAAGCCTTCAGCCGTGATCTTCTGGAAGTAGTTAACTGTATAGGTTCCGACAACCGTTGCATTGGTAGCGGGAGCGGACAGCATTTCATACTTGAACGTTGTAGAAGATGGGACTTCGGTTACAACAAAGGTGCCGTTATACTGTGATGGGCTAGCGCCGCTTTCCGTAAAGCTTTGCCCAACATCCAGTCCATGATCTGTCGCTGTCGTTGCTGTGGCAGTTGTGCCGGAATGCGTAATAGAGGTAATCGTGACGGCATCAGGCTCACGCATGTTGTAGATATAGCCATCGGAGCCATCCACAATCATCAACTGCACGCCGTTGTCTTTCATGTAGACCTGACCTGACAACGTGTCCAGACTGCCTAGCATGGTCTTTAATCCAGCATTGTTAACACTCCACAACGTGCCACGGTGAACAACATAGTTGAAGTCATTCACTGACCATATTCCGCGTGCTGGAGTCTCGCCAAACGCTATATTCAGCTCTAGGCCCGCAGTGCCATAGGCCGTAACCTGCGTTTTATCTTCTTGAGCCGATATTTCGTAATAGACATTAAGGCGATGCTGTGCCGTTACGTTTGGGCTTTTTGACTGCTGCCCAAGGCCAAACATGGGGTATCTCACCGATGGAACCCTGAAAGAATGTTGCCGCCAACGGCACGATTGGAAATAGCCGCGTCCAGATCAAGCACGGGAGCGGTAAGGTTGATCCGCTGAATATTGGCCTTGGAATCACGCGCAATCTTTGCCAGTTCGGCAGATACGGTCTTTTGATACTCAGGCGTAACTTCAATGGCAAGATTAGATGCAATTGCCCGCTCATATCCGGCAGGCAATGAAACAACCGTAGTTAGGTCAGGGAAACTCTGAAGCATCTTAAATGTATTAAGGGTGATCGTTCCCCCTTGAGGAATAGGGAACAGGCTAATGCGACCTAATGGCATGATGGCGTCATACTTGAGTACAGAAGGCCACGTACCACCAACATTCTTGTAATTAATCGAATTCCACTCATTCACATCAATAATCTGGAAGGTGTAATCCGATCCAAAGTTAGAGCAGTATCCGCCCTCAATGCGCGAAGGTCTTACGGTATCAAAATCCCCACCGGGGCCAATGGTGTACGTCTGCACACCAGAGACCAGGGGAAATTCCTCTTCCAATATCTCATAGACGTGCAGGCGGTCAGTAGACCAGCTATCCAGCATGGAATTAAGCGCCTCCAGCCCGTCATTGGCCTGTTCAGGCTCAAGCGTAATGCCTGTGCCAAGCACGCCAAGCATGCGTAACGAACGCTTTATGAGATCAAGAGAGGTTGCCATTACTCAGCCTTTTCCGCTTCTGCAATGGCTTCTTGCAGCTTTCTTACGCCCCATGTGCCTTTGACATCAATACCTAAAGACTTGGCTTTCTCTATCAGCTCTTCTTTGGTATCAACGGCATCCAGCTTGTTGCCATCCCGGTCTTCGCCTTTTGGCTCCCATGGATTGTCGAAATAGCCTTCCAAGGCTTCTTCTTCCTCGGACGATTGCACGATGACATGACCGTCAGCGTTGTATAAACATTTGGGATATGACATTGCGACTCCTTATAAAGAAAAGAGGGGCCGAAGCCCCTCATTGATTAGCGAGTCAGACGAGCTGCCCACTCAGGACGCAGTGAGCCATAACCTGCCAGCAAGTCGAAACGGCAGATGCGCTTGTTGTTGGTGATGTCGTAACCGCGCACGAAACGCAGCGAAACACCATCAGCAGCGGCGCGGCTAGCCATATCCATGCCGCCTGGCAATTCCATGTCAGCAGTTACCAAGGTAAATGCATCCTTATGGAACAACAGGTTTTGGGTGTAGGTAGTAGAAGCAGTACCTGTCACCACAGTAATGCCGATATTGTCGGCAGGACGTGCGGTTACGTTCTGATATGCGCCACCTGCAATAATCGCAGGGGAGATAACCAGAGTAGCATTGCCAGAACCATCAGAAGCAGCATCGGCAGTCACAACAAATTGCTTCAGCGAGCCAGTGTTTTGCTTGGTTTCTGGATTCACGGCAAACACACCGCCGATAGTGATCACGTCACCCGCTTTCAGACGATTACCTACAGCAGCAGTCCAGCCATCTGTTACCAGAGAGGTTGTCGCAGCATATGGGTTGTCGGTAGAGCCGGAGTTAATCAGACCTTGGTTAGCACCGTTTACCAGCGGAGTGCCACCCAATGCTCCTACGGTGTGCGTTGGCAGGTTTTGGGACATGTTGAAATCCACGCCCAAGTTGGTTGCCATCTTGCCCTCTTTCAATTGACGGCCTTGAGTGGCTTGGTCATTGAACAGGCCAGACAGACCGCCGACCAGTGTTGCATTGGTCAATGGGTCGATAGCCAGAGTGCGCAGGTTATCGCGTGGGCATGCGTTGTTATCCAGCAATACAGCGGTATTCAGTACAGATGCTGCGGTTGCAGGAGTGGTGCCAGGAGTGCCGGAAAAGTTGGCAACGGTGGTGTACATACGTTGACCGATGCGGAAATCCAACTCAGCAGCCAAACGGGTTGCGGCTGGCTTCAGGTAACGCTCCGAGAACTTGTCCAGAGACAAGGTCAAGTCGTAGTCACTGAAAGACCAGTCAATACCAAATTCAGGCTCCATCGTGATAGGAACTACAGTTTCGTTCACGTCTTGCACGTTGGCAGTGGCACCAGAACGGACGGTGTATTGCACAGGGCGACGGACGTTAACAGTAGAACCCGCTTTAGCACCGGACTTGGCGAACTGATCGTCGTATTCGGTGTTGATGTTGCCCAAAAAGGCAGAAGTGTTGTGCAGAATACGAAGTGTTTCATTCGTAATCATGCTCGAGGTAATGATATTATTTGCCATGATTGCTTATCCTTTAGATCGAAGTTGAGCATTCCGGCGCTTGATCCACTCTTCAGCAGGCAAGTTATCGCTTAGCCCCGAGTCGGATGACCGGGTGGACACTGGCGTGATGGGATTTGGGGCGCTGGACTGTTTTTTGGGTGGTTTTTCGGTGCTGGATAACTTGGCTTCCAGCTTTCCGATTTCGCGAGCTGCGGAGATAGGGGAAAGCTCGTTAATGCGCTCTAGCTCTTCAGGATTCTTGCCAAAGTGATACGCCAGTTGCGGGCCAAGCTCGGACTCAGCCAACGTCTCAATAATCGCGCTAGACAGCTTTATTTCGGCTATCTCGGCAACTACCTCGTCGTAGTCTGCAACCTTGCTTTTGAACTCGTTCTGACGCTCTTGGAAGGTGCTTTTAAGCTGCGTTTGGCGCTGTTTTGCCTCGTTAGCTGCGGCATCTTCCCGTTCCTTTTGGGCTTTAAGCTCAAGCTTGTAATCAGTCAGCGCGTCGGTGTATTCCTCCAACGAGTCAAACTGATCCAATGTAGGCTTGGCCTTAACTTCTTCCTTTGGTGCTGTCTTGGCGTTAACTTCCTGCCTCAACTCTTCCAGCTTGCGGTTGAATTTCCGCTCGGTTCGCTCACGAATCTTTTTGGCTTCAGCGTTTAACTTCTCCTGAAGCTGTTCCTTCGTGTACGTTTCCGCCTGCTCGCTTTCCGGCTTCTCAGCCTCCGTCTGTTCGGTCGCAGTTTCCTCAACAGCGGGCACATCGGTTGCGGTCGATGCCTCCGTTTGCACTACGTTTGCTTCTTCAGTCATTCTCTGGTCTCCAGAAATGAAAAAAGCCCGCACAAAGGCAGGCTTTTGCCCCATGAACCTCATGGGTAAGGGTTGATGTAGACGTAAAAAAACCCGCGCTAGGCGGGTCGGTTGGTTAAATCAAGAA